GGGCCGCCCGGCAGCGTCACCGTCAACAGCCACACCCACGCCCCCGGCTGGGAAAGCTGGTTCTTCAGCGCCGTCAAATTGGCTGGCATCTGTGGCATTACGTGTACGTCCCTATCGCCTCAATCAAATCAATCTCCACGCGCCATGTGGACTGCCCATCGTCCTCCAGAGAGCATCGCGGTGGGCCTGCAAAGCGAACGAAGTAGTCCGTGCTGTTCGTCGGATCGGTGAACTTGATCGGCACCGCGCCGCAGTCGGCGTCGTCCTCCCAGAACTCGTCGAGAGACTCTTTGTTGACTCCGCTCAAATAGCGGTATACAAACGACCATCGCAGGGGCACCTTCGTCTTGGTCTTGACGACCTGATACGCCCCGTCCTCCAACGGCGAACGATGGACCGGATCAAACGCCGGCTCACGGACAAAGCCCTGGGCGTCCGGGTCCACGCTCAAAGGATACACGGGCTGCGCCATGGACTACCTCCGCCTTTCTGCCCGGCTGATCGGGCCTCGGTTGCGCTTGTCCTTGAGCAGCATCCCGACAATCATCTTGCGGCCGTCGAACTGAACACTGGTCTGTCCGACCTCCACCTGCGAAGACGAGTTGTTCGTGATGTTGAACACCGGCTGAGGCAACGTCGCACTTCGTCCAGCCTGAACATCCCTGGCGGAAACCACCTCTTCGCCCCGCTGGAGGATCGCCGGATATTCATCGTACCTCAGCCCCCCGTGCAGCCTTGGAGCACCGGCAAAGATCGCAGGGTCCACCATCTGCATCACCGGCGAAGGCGAACCGACCTTCCAGCCCGTGTGGGCCTTTGTTGCAAACATGCCCTGCACGCCCGTACTGATACTCATCGCCAGCGGCTGCGTGACCAACTGCCGCAATACGAGCCTTGCCACGTCCATACCAAGGGCCTTGATCGCCTCTCCGGCCTTCTGTGCCCCCAGCGCCACATCCTCGAACGCCCGACCAAACGCATTGCCAATGTCGTCGGCGATCTGAACCAGCTTGTGTTGCTTTTCAAGGCCCTTGAGCTTGTCGCTGTATTCATCCATGAGCCGGTTGATCGTTTCCTGGTCGTTCGCGTACGCGACCTTCACCGTGTTCTCGTACGCCACCATCTTCGCTGCCCGCTCGTGACTGTCCCCCAGACGGCCGATGATCTTCATTTCCACGTCCAGAGCGTGAACCATGCTCTGGGCCTGCTGCTTCATTTGTTCCCGCTGGTCGTACCATTCCTTCGCCATCACCATACTCGCGTCGATTTCAGCATCGAAACCGGCAAACTCATTCCGAACGCCGCCGCCCGACACAGTCACAGCACCCTCAGCCGGATTGAGAATCTTGTTCCATCGGGCCATCACCTCTTCGCCCTCGCCCATCCGGGCTTGCAAGGATTGCGAGAACAGCTTCCTCAGATCGATCGGTGCCGACTTGTTAAAGTCCGTGATCTTGTTGACGAACTTCTGCAAGCCATCGACCGCCAACTCCCCCATCGCCGCGATGCTATCGCGAACATCGGTTCCCGCCTTCTCGATGGACGCCTGCACCGCCCCTTGCGGATTGTGATGGGCATAGGCAAGCTGCTGCTCGATAGGGAGCTTGCCGATCTCAAAGGCGAGCGCCTTCGCGTACTCGCTGGCTGTCCGGGGAAGGTTCGGCCCCGCCTCGCCGGCCATACCGATGCTCATCTTGTTCGGGCTGACGCCAAACTCCCTGCCCAGCGTATTCAGTTCGCTCAACGGCATCCTCGACAGGTTCGACGCCACCGCCGCCTCACGGGCCATCCCCGCCCCCGGCATACCGCTCTGGTAGAATGCGTCCAGCACAGCTTGCCCCAGGATCGTCCCTATGGCCCGCCACAGCGACAAAGAGGCCCGGAAGGCCGCCAGCAGCCCATCGGCCAGCAGTTGCGTCCCCAGGCGGATCGCCTCGATAATCACCGTGCCCAGGCCATTCTCCTGCCCGAGAGCCGCCCCGATCTCCTTTGCCACTTGCAGGGCCACGTCGAACCCGGCCATCATCACATTGCGGGCTCGCATCAACTCGGCCCCGAACTCCCGGCCCGCCGCCTGCGCCGCCTCCTTGATGTCGGCAATGGCCTCGATGATGTCATTGAGAATCAGCTTCGCCGCATTCAGGAACCCTTCCCCGAACGCCGCACGAAGATCGAACACGGCTCCCTTGAAGGTGGAGACAAGCCCCTCCCACGTCAGAGCCATTTTCGCAAGGCCGCCCTCGAACTTGCCGGCGAAGATGTCGAGCAACTGCTGCTGGGCGTCTGCAAAGCCGGTGGCCGCAATCTCTCTGGCCTGCCCGATCTTGTCGGTGAAGCTGAACAGGAAATCATCGCCCTGCCGCTTGAGCATGATTCCCAGATTGCGAAGGGGCTCGGTCTCCATTGACTTGACCGCTCGGGCCACATCGAGGATGTTCCGATTCAGTGCCGCCGCCGCCAACGCCGTCTTCTCGACCGCCGCCGCCCCTCGCACCCCCACGCCTTCCAGGGCAATCCGGGTCTCGATGATTTCTGCCGGCGTGAAGGGAGTGACCACCGAAAACTGGATGCTCTCGCGGAACGCCTGGTCGGCCTCTTTCTTGCTCGCAATCACCGTGCGCAACTGCTGCGTGAACATCTCATATCGGCCCGCCGCCCCCAATGTCGCCGCCGCCAGCGCCACCGTCTGCGCCTGCAACGCCGCCTGGACGCCGATCAGTGCCTTGAACGGCAGCAGCACCCCACTGATCGCCCGTTCGGCGATGGAGAAGCCGGACTTGATGTTCCCGACGAACCTGTCAACCGCCGCCGTAGACCGGACAAAGGCCTGATCCACACGACGCAAGCCCTCGATCGCCTTTCGGGAATCAACTACCAGCGTCAGGCTTTTTGTCTGGTCGTCCATAATTCTCCATCATCCTTTTCAACCAAACCTGATCCATCGCCTGAATCAACACCACAAACTCGCGACGGTCTTCCGTGGCAGTGACATCATTGAGCCTCAGCCATGCCTCGATCTCTGCAATCGAGATGGGATTCGGAGCAAACCCCGCCGTCCGCGCCCGGCTCAACTGCCGAAACGCCACCAACGCATCGGCCACGTCTTCGTACGGCTCCGGTCGATGATCCAAAGCCGAAGGCAAACCCCTCTGACGTCGGCGGTCCAGCAAGGGCAGGTCTTCGCCCCACTGAAGCTCCCACTCGACCACGGCCGTCAGTTTTTTTCCGCGTCCTCAAGCAACTCCTGGCGAAACGCATCGGTCTCGCCAGCCGACTCCAGCACAAACGGGCAAAGATCCGGCAACTTCGGATGCCGCATGTACTCCATCGCCTTTTCCGGGCTGTACGGAACCGCCTTGCCGTCGTCATCTTCAATGTTCCAACCGACCAACAGATGTTGGGCCACCGCAGGCATCACAGCATCGATGATCTGTTCGTTGCTCAAACGCCCCGCCCGCAAGTCCCGCAGGTGTGGCCGCAACAGGCGGTCCCGGTGCTGCTTGTATGCGGGCTTGTTGACGCTGCAAATCCGCAGATTGATCCCCGCGACCCATGGAAACCACTTGCCCTCGTCAACCCGGTCCAGGTCCAACATTGCTTCGCTGATCTTCGCCATGCTTCAATCGCTCCTTACTTCTCTATGGTTTTCCATTGGTCTTTATGCCGCCGGGAAACGAACCAGCCGGATCGTAACATTCTCAGTCGCATGTGCATGCGCCGACCACGTCAGCGGAACAACCACGTCGCCATCAGGACCGGTGGCCGGCCGCTGGCCCGCCGTGTACTTGACCGCCGGGCAATCAAGGACGTAGACATTTCCAGCCGGGTCCGTCAACTGAACAGCCAACGCCGTCGCCGTTCCATTCAGGTACTTGTCGTAGATCGCATTGTCGGTGTAGTACGCTTCAAGCGTGCCAGAAACCAGACACCGGCCCGCCCCGATGCTCAATACCCCGGAACTGCCCACAATCATTCGCTGGCGAAGATTGTTGTTCAGGCTCAGTCCAAACGACCGGATGTCCATCGCCGCCTGGTTCTCCATCAGGTTCGTGACATCCAGGGCGGTCATGTGCTCGGTCGTCGTCGCTGCATCGTATCCCGCCCCGCCGGACGCCGTGGCTGACTCTTCGCTCGAACCCATGAAGTCCAGCGACCCTGTGATAGCCCCTTCGACCGGGACATTGATGTTCAGGCCATTGATCGCCATGCCCAGAAACAGCGACAGTTCCGTGGTCAGGTCTTCGTACGTCCGCTCAATGTTGTACGTTTTCAACGTCGAGCCATTGACGATGGCCCCGCCCTGCGTGATGCTCACGCCCGTTTTGTCGGCCTCGTTCACCAGCGTGCCGCCGGACACCACGATCTCGGTACTGGTCTTGGACACCACCTTGAACAGGCCATTGTTTGCCGCTGTCGCGAACCCGGACACCTTGAGCCAGTCCCCAACATCCGGCGCAGCCGTCCATGCCGCCGCCGTGAACTTGTTGCCGGACGCCACAGCCGACACGGTGCCCAATGCAATGATCGTCTTGGCCTCCGACCACGCCGAATCCAGGAACGCTGCCGCAAACAGGGCATCGTACGTTCCATAGCTCAATTCGAAGTCCACCCCGCCTGACGCCGAAACGCGGGACCGGCGAACCGATGTAATCTGTCGATCCGACCGAATCTCATTGCTCTGCGACACCGACGTGTCCTGCTTGAGGCTTTCGCCGGCGATGCGCAGTGTTTGCAGGTTGCCGGTCGTCACCTTGGTCGCGTAGTCCGTCTCGACCACATATGCCAGTTTGACCCTCGAAGTATCACTCATAATCGATCCCCTTTACGCCTGGTGCTCTGTCTCGAATGGACAGACGACATTGATCTGGTATTGCCCTTCCTCAAGCCCCACTGGCTGCTGGTAGGCCGTCAAATATCTCACCCCGTCCGCTGACACGCTCGTGAACGCCTCCACGATCACATCGGCCAGTTCAATCAGTTCTCCATCCCCATGCCCCGCCGGCCCGAAAAGCTGCGCCACCGCCACACCGAACCGCCGATAGTTCTTCACCCCCACCGTCAACCGCTGCCCCGCCGAATCGTGGATGTAGAACCGGCACCACATCGCATTGTCCTGTGGAGCCGTCTGGCCGTCGTTGGCGTACAACGTCGGCAAGCCCTGCCCATCCTCGATCAGGGTCTTGAACCGACTGCGAATCGCGTTGTGAATCTCCGCGTACGTCACCGGAACATCCTTTTGACTTCTTCAATCGTGCGGGCCATCATGTGGTCCCCGGCAAACGAGCCCCGCCCATCTTCCAAGGGCAGGATGTACTGGACGTTGTTGGTGATGTAAGTCACGTCAAATGGCTTGACAGCGGCAATGGCTACTGCGCCCTTGGCGATCGTCGCCATGCCGCCCTTGTCGGTCGTTTCCAGTTCCGCACTGGGCCGATTGCCATTCTCTACCTGCCAGTTACCGCGAGCCCGTCCGGTTTTCACACGGGTCTTCAGCACGAGCGAGCGAAGCCCTTCCATTGCCACTTTCTGGTGAATCTGCCGAACCTTCTCGGGGACATCCACCGCCGAGAAGTGCCTCAGTGCCAAATTGAACTCGTTTGCATTCATGCGACCGCCTTCACACCCAATTCGTACAGTACCACCGAGCCCTTGTAGACCACCGGCTTGACAGTCACTACCGTCCATGTCTTCGACGCATACACCACCTCCATCAACACCTCCGGCGTGAAGTCCAGTCCGGACGCCGACAGGTACAGCAGCATGTCCGCCCATCCCGGCACCTTATCCTTGCGGGCCTCTTCGACTACCTTGTGCGTATGGGCCGTCGCCGTGCCCATCGTCCGCTTGCCGGTCGTCGGGTCATACTCGGAATCGCCGTACTCGTTGAACACGGCATCCGCCCCGTACTCGCCGATCAACTCCAATGTCATCGCTGCCGTGATCGCCATATCAGCCTCGAATGACCCTGCCGCCGGCCTCGATCAACCCACGCATCATCGCATCGACCCTGGGGTATTGGTACCCATGCGGCTTGCCGCCCACGTAGGTCTTGCTCTGGGAGATCGGCCCCACCGTGACGCTCTCCGATGCGATCTCGCCCGGTTGCGTAACGACGCCCAACAGGTCGTCTCCCAGCACCACGCGCAATGCCAGTTCAGCACAAGCATCTTTGAGTTTCTGGGGCAATGAAGAGGAATCGAGCACATACCCATCGTCGCCCTCCACGGAGTACCTGGGCCACGCCAAGGCTTGAGACGCACTGGCCTTGCAGCCCCGCCACCGTCCTTGATACGCAGCATCGATGTACTGCGTTGCCACGATCAAGGCATTCTGTTTGATCGTCTCTGTAGCCGACGACCAATCCGATGACCGTGTGTAGTTCGCATGGTACGTGTCCGCGTTGGCCACAGACAGATAACTGTTAGCCGTGCTCAGACCTGTTCCATCCTCGACCGCAAACACGGTCACGGTAGAGATAGGCGTACCTGTTCCCGTTCCGCTCATTCAGTCACCACTTCAATGTCGGGATTGGTGAATGCGTACCCGCTCTTTCGTCGGAAAACGTAATACACCCCTGGAGTCAGATAGAACGTCGCCTGGCCCAGTTCGTCCGTATGGTCGCGAGCTACAATGTTGCTGCCGGCCGAGTCAGTGCAGGCCCAAACCTCGCATTCGGCGAGGGGGACCCCCGTCGTCGAATCCGTCACCGTGTACGTCCAGGCGTGTCCGCCGCGACCCACCGCCGGAGAAGACCACGTGGAGATGTACTCGGTGTAAACCAGATTCAGCCCGCCCGACTCCTTGGCGTAGAGGCTGTAGGCCGCGCCGTACACCCAGGCGTCCGCCGCTATCTCGATCTGCCAGCACGCTCCACCGGCGTAGGACATCTCTCCACACGAGACCTCCGTCTCCGACCAGTCGGAGCCGTCCCACCACTTGCCGGTGTTCTCCCCTGCCGTACAGAGCAGGAACGCCTCTGCCGTGCCCGAGACGATCGGGTCTGCCGTGGTCTTGCTGACCACGTCGCACTGCACCGTATTGGCCTGTCCGGGAATCACCTGCTGCATGCGCCACCTCTACGAAGTCATCCGAAACCACAGGATTACGCGCCGAGGAAAGTGACGTTCCACGTCACGGCCAGGGTGTCCGACGCGCCCTTGTTGATCGCACCGTCAAACACACTGATGGCAAACGTGTGCGTCGCATCCGCTTCGCCGGCGTCGGTCGTGTTGTCCACAATCGCCACGCGGTTGATATCGGCGTTCGTGCCTTCCCCGGCTGCCCATAGCCTGCGAAACTGTGCGATGTTGGCCGATGCGCCTTGTTTGGGCGTGCTGTCATCCAGCGCCTTGGCCGAGCCGGACACATAGTCTCCCGCTGCGATGTAGCTGCCCGCGCCGCTCTTGGCCGCCTCCGTCGTCGCCGTCCCCAGCTTCATGCCCCAACCAGAATAGGCTGCCGAGTACAGCGCCGCCGCCGCCAGCGCGTCGCCCTTGTCCGTTACAATGTTGTGCGTCACCGACCGCTGTTTGAGGTTGCCGTGCTTGTCCCGCAGTTCGGCAATGACCTCGCCTCGCATCGTGAATCGTGCTTTCATCATGCTGCCTTTCCAATGGAGTTTCATCGACCTTTTCGCAGAATCAGGAAGGCCATTGCCGCCTGAACCAGACCACTGAGGAAATGCTGCTCGGAGTCCGTCACCCCCATCGAATCGTCCAGACGGCGCACCACGCCGGAGACCCGAAGAATCGCCTCGATTACCCCCACTCCCTCATCGCAGGACCGCAGGAACCCCACCAGCCGGGCCACCTCATCGGAGATCCCCAACGTGTCCGCGATCATGTAGAACCGTCCCCGGCTCGCCACATCGGTCAACCCTTCGACCTCGGCAATCACCCGGCTGACGGCAAATAGCCTGGCCACCGAATCGCTCGTCGCCACCGAT